ATTAGCCGTTTGCAACCATAGAGCGAGTGCATAGCCGGGATAATGGGAGGAAGCGCGCCATAACTTGTACCGGGTAGCCGCCGATACCCAGAACGAGGTATCCCACGGACTGACATCCCACGGTGACCCCGGCCCAGCAGACGCCGCCTTCGTAATCGTCGAAGTGAGGAGCGTCGGGGCGTAATCGACAGAGATGCCGAACTTCTGTTCCACTGCTCCGTCGTAAGAAAGGAGCATTCGGAACAGGTTAATCGTCTTCAGCTTCTCCTCACTTCGGAAGAAGCTCGGCGCTTGGTGGGCGACGGTGACGATGTCAGCGCCATTGTCGGATAGCTGCGTACCATCCACATCCCACGCCTTTACGACTCGTCCCGACTGCGTGCCGAAGTAGAGCTGTTCGTTGAAGACGATGAAAGTACTCGGCTCCCAACCAGAGAAGGAGCACAACGCCCCAGTAACCGTGTTCATGACCCACTGACGGGCGAAGGGATTGTAGGAGCCGGGAGGGACGTTGACGAGCATCGCATCGAAGGCGGGATACACCACCGCCTCCCATCCCCTCGTACGGACCCCAGTGTCGCCGGTGGACTCCGTGACAGTGGGTTGGATCTTGTTGGTGTACGCCGACTTATAGTTCAACGCACCAGTCTGGAGCACTTGGGATAGCGGGAAAACTCCGTTCTCCGTTAGTACAGCCACATCCCCAGCAAGCTTAGTAAAACAACGGCGCCCCAGAGGAACCCCCACAAAATACACACCCACAATACTCCAAGAACTCGCAGAAGTCGGGTCGGTGCCTTTGTAGACAATTACTTCCCCTTCGCTGCTAATCGCAGCCATCAAATCGTCTGGCCCGTCGCCGCTATCCAGCGTCCAGCTCACCCCCGACACCAAGTACCCGCCCTTCCGCATCAAGTTTCCAACGGGGAAGGACTGCGCGGCTCCCTGGATGGAGTCCAGCGGAAGGAACCACATCGTCATGGAGTTTACTTCGATGGCCCAAATGCGGTGCTTGAAGAGCCAAGCGTAAGTCAGGTTTTGCGGCGCAGCAATGCCGGTAATGGCTGCGTTGGACCAAGCCGCTCCGTTGAAGTAGAAGGGGAGGTCAGTCCCGTTACAGACCCAGAGGAACGAAGTCCCGGCGGAGTTGGTGAGGTTGACGGGGCAGCAGTAGCCGTTGGTGACGGCTTTGACGGCGGCGCCGAAGGCACCCCCCGCTGTAGCGTCGAAGACCCCATCATCGGTGATGGCGTAGAGCTTGTTGGTGCCCCCTGTCGGGTTGTAGACCGCGAGCGTCTCGACGCCCTTCGCAAGACCCGTAGCCCAGTCATTCGATCCTCCTCGTTGCACGACTTCCCCGAACCGCGGGAACCAGTTATCCAGTACTGTGGCGTATTGGGGATCCAGCGAGGTGATGGAGTCCCGAGTGTTCCACCCGCCGACAGGAGCGGGCAAATGATCTTGAAAGGAGATCCCCTGCCGCTCCCTCGTTACAGGGGCAACTTCAAGCGCTGGCTTCACGGGTGACCCACGGAGTTAAACGTCGGCACGTAGAGCTGAGGGAAGGCATCCTTCTGCTCCCCAGCCATGTCGATGGTACCCTGATTGTCGCGGCCAACCTCGTTCTTGCACAGTTGATCCGCGACTTCCTTGTCCTCCGCGTACGCCAGCCCCTTCTCCCTCTTCCACCGCCATTTGAAGTCAGCCAGCACCACTTGATCTGGCAACACAGACTTCGCATTATCCGTGACGTACTCCATGTAGCTGCCGGCATCGGGCCCATTCAGGGTCACCGAACATCGAGACCCGTAGTAGTAGCCAAAAGTGACACTGGAAAGGGGGGAGGGAACAGGGAAGATGTGGATTCCCTGCTGAGAGATCATGTAAGAGTAAATCGCGTTGGCGACGTTGAAGATTTTCAGCTGGTTCCACTGTTGCAGGGTCAGCGGCCCCGCAACCTGGCGGCGATCCGAGACGCTCCAGAGGGTGTCCGGAACGAGAAACTTAAAGGGATTCGGCTGCACATACCCATTTGCGCCGCTGATTCCATCGATGTTCAGGTTAACAGCAAGGGAGTCGAGGCCATTGATGTGCTGGAAAGTGTTGTAGTTGATGAGTTGTTGGAACTCGTACTCATCAGACATTGCTCGCTGGCCTTCGTTGAAGATCTTCCACACTTGCAGCGTCGCGTCATCCAACGCACCAGTTACGGTGGATGGAACGGGAAGTTGGACTGAAGGTGCAACTTCTTGCACCAACTGCAAGAGTGTGCGAGGCATTTAAGAGAGCTCCTCTTTCAGTACATCGTCGATGAGTGCGCCCTCTTGCCGCGAGGTATTCTCTTGCATCGCTTCGAAGTCAGGAGGCGGCGGCGCCCCATCTCTCTGCGAAGTCTGGATCACGTAGTTGCGCTGGGAGAGGGCACCTTCGAGCGCAGTATTGCGAGCCTCGAGGTCTTTGAGGCGATTCTCCAGCCCCTCCAACAGAGCCCGACTCGAGGCGAGCTGGGCAATGAGGGGAGCGGTATCCTTCTTCGCCGTCACCCAGTCAATCGCCCGCATCTTCAAATCCCTTCCGCCCATACCGATCTTGCTCAGCACTTCCTCGTTCGCGACGGCGAGGTCTTCCACCGAGCGAATGTCGAGGGCGTGGAGCATCTTCATCTCTGCTGGGCTAGCCGCCGGCCAAGACACAATCGGCGTCCCATCAACCGGAAGCTCTTGGCCCGCCTGCCACGCTGCGTACTGACGCTTATATGCGTCCAGCCACGCCGGCGGGAAGCGTCCTTGGCGAACCTGGTCCTCCAGTTGCGGCCACCACTCCTCCACAATCTTCTCCACCGAGTTCTTACTTCCGGCAGACGTGATGATGGCGAAGTCCTTATCCACGTAGTAAAGACCACCACCCTCCGTCGCGGGACGCTGCTTGTCAACAGGACGCCTTTCGTACCTGACGTAAGGAGGGCGGTAATCAGGACCAGCCGCACCACCCACTGTATTATACCGTGCATCGAATTCCATTTCTGCTCCTAATGTCCGCGACAAAAAGCCGGAGGGAGGGAGTCGCAGCCCTCCCTCCGGGTTAAGGGCACAGCAGTGCTAGGTGATCGCGCCTTGTGCAAACGGGTTCGAGATATGTACCAGCCCGAATCCCGTATAGGTAAAGGTCGCGGAGATGACACCAGTAGCCGTTGCAGGGGCACTCAGCGTCACATCCCTTCCGTTCGCTCCGAGCCCGGTAATCGTGCCGGAGATCCCAGTGCCGCTCGCCGTCAGGCCCAGGAACAGGCCATCCGTGCTCGGCACTTGGATCACAGCCGAGTTGTTCTGCGTGCTCGTATTCGCCTTGCTGATGGCGAAGGTGTTCGGCTGAAGGTTGCGAGCGTTGAGCAGTTGCTTGCCCGCCACATTCGTGCCGCCGACGCCTGCCGCCGCAATCCCGATAGCAGCGCCCGCAAGTACCGTCGCATTCATCTGGATTGGCGTGATCCCTTCGTTCTGGAACCAGCCGTACTGCGGCGTCGCCGAGGAGATGCACGCTTGCCGCGAGACAACGACAGGAAATCCTTGCAGCGCGGTTGACGGAGCATCTGCGGTCACCATCGTTTGATCTGAAATCATCAGAAGGCGACCAACGCCCACGGCTTGCGACAGCGGGAATTGCAGGTACAGGAACTTGCCATACCCGAAGTATGGATCAAGTCCATCGGCGACCATGCCGAGAGGGAATTTCTTGACGACATCGGCTGGGTTTGTGATGTCATTCAGCGGCCCAACGCCGACGTTGCCATTCAGGTTGACGTAGCCAGTCATGGCGGCTCCTTATGCCTTGAGGACGCCTTGCAGGGCGCGGTTGCTGATGAGAAGGTTGCCCATCCAGAGGACAGGAACCACCGCGGAGTCTGCGTTGTACGGGCGCATTTCATCGAGCACCGTCATGTTCGCGTCTTCGTGGACGAAGATGTTGAAGTAGTCGGTGTTGAGGAAGTACATATGCGAGGCGGGAATGCCGCTCCCACCGTCGAACATGACTTTTGCCTTCTTGTAGCGGAGAGAGATGAACCCCGCTTGCGCGGAGGAGTCATCAGTGTACCGCTTGAGCGACGTCTGGGACTGCTCGAAGAAGGAGTAGTAGTCGTTGCTCGAAACGATGAGGTTCGGCTGGTCGTCGCCGCGCGTCAGCGCCATATACAGAGGCAGCATCAGCGATTCGATCGTCGTCGGGCCGGGGACAATGGCGCCGCCCCCTTGCAACGGACTCGCGGCCGACTGGACAATGTTCTTCCAGAAAGGCCAGAGCGAGCTGTCGATCCCACCAACTGTCCCCGTCCCAGCATCGGTTACGAGAGCCTGGAGACCATTGATCTGGTTCGGCAGCGTACCGTCGCTGTACATATCGACAGAGAAGTTGTTCTTGAAAGTCCGGATGGCGTTCTTCATCCGAGCCTTCACCAGCGCGATGATGCGTGAATCGCCCTTGTTGATGCGCATTTCCAGCCCGCTCGCGACGACGTTGATCGCGATCTGGCGCCACGGGAACTCCGCCGACGTGAGGACATCCGACTGACTGATGTTGAGGATGTCGTAGCCAGAGTACCGTTGGTAGGTGTTGTTGCTGTTGTAGTCGAGCGGCGCAACCAGCGACAGTCCGCCGTCGATCGTTTCCGTCTGCCCGCTATCGGTAAGATAGCGCAGCAGCGCGTTGTTCTTGCTCACGTTGTCGATGAACGTCTTTCCGTGCTTCCGGAAGGTCGTCGACACCAACTCCGTGAATGTTGCATTTGGGGAAGGCATTGGCCTCTCCTATTTCACAGGTTATGTTAATGGCGGGAGTTAATCTCCGCCATCGCCTCTTTCAGCGTGTCGTCCACGGTTCCGAGAGCAGGGGCTGCCCTACCCGTACCGCGAGATACTACTTTAGCGCCCATGGCCTTGCGAGCGGCGGAGGCGTGGCCTGCTTGGGAAGCAACTTCCTTCCGCCGCCGAGCTTGGTATTCCCGATCACGCAGGGCTGCCCGCGTCTGGGGATTCCGCTCGACTGCCAGATCATACGCATCCTTAAGAGTTTTCGCCTGCCCCGCGTCTATGATGGCAGGAATTTGGTCTGCCACAGCCGCGAAGAAGGGATGGTTCTCCGTATCATTCGCAAATGCCACAATCCCTTGCGCAAGTTCGGCAGCTTGCGCTTCTTGAAACGAGGTAGTGACGCCTGTCACGCCTTGTCGCAATTGGGCCAACTCTTGTTGCAAGCTGCGGAATGCAGGCAGCATTGCGTGTTCGGGGGATCCTTGGCCGTTAGCCAGCGCGGCCAGATCAATGCCGGAATCGATTGCGAGCTGCTTGAACATCGCCGCCTTCTGCTCCGGGCGGCCAAAGGTCAACGTCGCATGGGCGTAGAGCAGGCGCTCCAAGTGAGTCGCCGGTTGGACGCCAGCTTGCTGTAGCAGCGGTAGATAGGGCTCAATGATCTTGTTGACGGCGGCCCCCACAGTGATGTAAGGGGCAATTTCCTCCTGATACTTCTTCGTCTCTCCCACGTAGCGAGAGATGTCCGCCTCCCGCTTCACCAGCTCACTCTTCACCGCCGGCGGCGTCGTCTTCCACGCCTCTTGCGCCTCTTTCCGCCAAGTGTCCGGCGCCCGATCGACCTCCGCGGCCTCCGTCTCGAGCGGCGCCGCTGGCTCTGGCTCCTTCGCAGGAGCTTCCTTCGCCTCCTTCGCCTCCGGACTAACATCCGGCTGCTTCGAAAACGGATCCCTCTCCGCCGCCTCTTCGATGACCGGCTTCGCATCCGGATCAGCAACGAGGTTCAGCGAGTTTGCAATGTCCTCGACTGTCGCATCGACGGCCGCGGCGTGCTCTTCCGGCGTTTCTACTGGTTCCAGCGGTTCGTCAGCCATCTGCGACTCCTAAGAGGTTAGTTCGTTCAGCGAATCTTCTACTGCGTGCTCGACGGCGGCATCCATCTTTCGATCATTGTCGGCTTGCCGCTTTTGCATCTGTTCCATTTCCCCATCTTCATACGGCCTGCACCCGCTCACCCGAAGATCTTCCGCTCGAGCTCTGCGTCCCTCGACCCACTTGCCAGTAGCAGGAGACTCATATCCATCGTAGTCGCCGAAGACTCGGGGTGGAGTAAGGATTGCTTTCTCCGCTGCTCCACCGCATCGTACGCAGCGAGCAGGCGCTCCACGCTCATCGACGGCGCGAATTTCGACTGTGACATGGCCCTTCTCACAAAGGTATTCATACAGAGGCATTGG